CGCCACCAGCAGATAGCAAAAGTTTTAGTTCATTAGTAAAAAATATATCAAGTTCTGCAAGCAATTTTGCCGGAGCAGCAATTAAAAATGTTTCTAATTTTGCCGAAAGGGCAGGGAGTGAAGCTGGCTCGACAAGTTCTGCTGCTATGGCTAACTTAGGTAAATTAGGAGCAGGTGCCGCATCAGGAGCGGGTAAATTTGCGTCAACTGCATTAGGTTCAATGGGCAATTGGATCATGGATATGATCGCAGGTAACGAAGGCGTAAGAACACGACCTTACAAAGATAGTTTGGGACTTTGGACTATAGGTGTAGGTCATTTGATTGGTAACGGTAAATCACTTCCTCCTGAAATGAATAGAGAATTCTCTCAAAAAGAAATTCAGGCAATGTTCAAGCAAGACTATGATAAACATGCCGCTGCCGCCGCTAGAATCCCTGGTTTTGATAAAATGAACGAAAAGGGTAAAGCAGGATTAATAGACTTGACTTTCAACATGGGACCTGCTTGGTACAAAAAGTGGCATAATACTGCTAAAGCCTTAGAAGCAGGAGATGCTGAAGGGGCGGCTGCTGGACTCGAACATAGTTTATGGTATAAACAAGTAGGCGGGCGAGCAGCCAGAACAGTTGACTTGATTCGTCAAGGAAGCAAGCTTAAAGCAAGAAACGGCGGGATGTTTGACGGTCCTACATCAGGTTATCCAGTAGAACTTCACGGTAGAGAGATGATTGCACCACTAAATGCAGATTCAATACTGATGAAATTAGCTAAGACTCCTGCTAATGCACCAGAAAGTAAAGGCATGTTAGATCATGCTACTAATTCTACGCAGCATCCAGTGGACAATTCAATGAAACAAGTTATGGGCCTGCACCAAGACACGATGAAAATGCTGTCACATAAGTTAGATTCTGTCATACATGTGTTAGAAAACACTCATAGCACACAAAACAAGATATTACGCCAATCAATGGTCTAATACTAAATACTATATTCAGAGTATCGGTTAACATGACTACACATAGAAAAAAATTCTTAAACAAGAGCGGTGTTTCAAGTCCTATCTCGGGCATGAACAGCAATGCTGGAGCCTGGAATGGTTCTCCTGGACAGAACGGAGAACCTACAGGTGGCTGGAGTAATACAGAATTTGGCTATAAGAACTATATGTCTAGGCTTCCTGAAGTCTACACTGGTCACCCAAACAGAATTGAACGATATAACCAATACGAGATGATGGATGTTGATGCTGAAATCAATGCTTGCTTAGACATCATCTCAGAGTTCTCTACGCAGAGAAATGAACACAATAAGACACCATTCGCATTTGAATTCAAAGAAGAACCTACTCCACACGAAGTAGAGTTGCTAGGTAAGCAACTACATCAGTGGTGCAAGTTGAATGAATTTGATGTGCGTATGTTCAAAATCTTTAGAAATGTCATCAAGTTTGGTGACCAAGTATTTGTTCGTGACCCAGAAAATTTCAAACTCTATTGGGTTGACATGGTTAAAGTCATCAAGGTCATCGTCAATGAGTCTGAAGGCAAGAAGCCGGAGCAGTATGTCATCAAGGACATCAATATCAACCTACAGAATCTATCAGTAGCACAAAAAACCAATACTGATTTTGCTGCTAACCCAGCAACTGGATTAGGTGGTTCTGGTGGGGGAGGAGCCGCACCCTACACTACTCCGTCAATGCCTTATAATACTTCTGGTTCACGATTCACTCTAGGACAATCTGAATCAGCAGTTGATGCAAAGCATATCGTTCACCTATCATTAACTGAAGGTCTTGATAGATTCTGGCCTTTCGGACAATCTATTCTTGAAAACATCTTTAAAGTCTATAAGCAGAAAGAACTTCTAGAAGATGCGGTTCTCATCTATCGGGTGCAACGTGCACCAGAACGCAGAATGTTCAAGATTGACGTTGGTAACATGCCATCTCACATGGCTATGGCATTTGTTGATCGCGTAAAGAACGAGATTCACCAGCGTAGAATCCCTTCGCTGTATGGTGGGCAATCAGTAGTTGATGCTACATATAACCCACTGAGCATGAACGAAGATTATTTCTTCCCCGTGACAGCAGAAGGTCGTGGATCATCGGTTGAAGTTCTTCCTGGTGGACAGAATCTCGGAGAGATTGATGACTTGAAGTATTTCAACAATCGTCTTGCTCGTGGTCTCCGGGTCCCATCTTCTTATCTGCCAACTGGCCCCGATGACAATACGACTCCTATGAATGACGGTCGCGTTGGCACCGCGATGATTCAAGAGTTCCGATTCAATCAGTATTGCGAACGCTTGCAGAATTATATCGCACTGAAGCTAGATGAAGAGTTCAAACTATTCCTCCGTTGGAGAGGGTTTAACATTGACACTGCCCTATTCAATCTCAATTTCAATCCACCACAGAACTTTGCTTCATATCGTCAAGCAGAGATGGACACTGCAAGAGTAGCTACATTCCAATCAATGGAAGCATTCCCATACATCTCAAAGAGATTTGCACTTGAGAGATTCTTGGGTCTCAACGAAGAAGAGATCAAGAAGAACGAAAAGATGTGGGAAGAAGAAAACAAGAAAGAAGTCACTCAGGATCCTAAAGGATCTGACCTGCGAAATATTGGTATATCTACTGGTGACTTTGATGCGGACGGTGAAACAGCAGATAACATTGAAGGTTCTGAAGAGGGACCTGAAGGAGAACTAGGATCCGCTGCTGGTCCAGTCGGTGACGTAGCATCTTCGCCGAATGCAGGCGGTGGTGGTGGCCAAGTTGGCGGCAGCCCAATGCAATTCTAAAGATAAATACATTACGGAGCGAATTGATGTTGTTACTAGAGATGTTCAACGAACCTATCATAGGGTTGCAAGATGTCAATGATGACAATAGCAAACCTGTGTATAGAACATCCCGTAAGACTAAGTTAACGCTGAAGCAGATTCGTAAACTCAGAAAAATGTTAGATGTTCGCAACTATGAAAAGAAGTTGTATCTAGATAGGGTCCGCGAACAGTATGGTGCCAAACCTGAAGCGGTTACTCCTGGCATGTAAGGCTACTCAAGCCCTAGCTCACGCAGTATTCTAACACCTAAATCTCGGTTGTATGTTGATTTCACATGCATCTTATCAAAGAACAACTCGGTTCTTTCTGTTGCAATCTTATTGATCACATCCTGTTTCTCTATTTCTTCTAGGATGACCTCACTTCCAAAAATATCTTTTAGGTCAACTAATCTGACTGGATGCCTATAAATCCAGCCCCAGATTTGTGTTACAGGAACATTCTCTCCCACTAATTCTGATCTCCAATCATCAATCTTAAAATCAGCCCAATCATATTTTTCAGAATCATGGATAGGAGCATGACCTCCTATGATAGCCCACTTCACATCAGGATATGAATTTTTGATGTTTACGGCATAGTCTGATATCTCGTTAGATGTCAATTGAAGAAGGGTATCATAAGCCGGACGACCCCGGGCTTTACCTAGAATATCTCTTGCTTTTCCGAAATATTCACCGTCTCTGAATAGAGAAGTGTAAAACCAAATTATTAAATCTGTCTTAAAGATATCACGAGTCTCATTCAAGAACACTTCGCAATCTGCTAATGCGGAACTATTCTTACTTCCATACTTTGAACGATTGTAAACATTGTGTCCTTTAGACATAAGATCAAATTCCATCCAGGTCTCCTTCCAACCCGGATCGTTGGTATCACGCTTAACACCGTTTCCAATTCCTTGTGTCAAATCCTGTCCTAATGTCAAAGATTGTCCCCAACTATCACCGATAATTAAAATGTTCATGCAATTTCTCCTATAATATTTATATGTCAAACTAAAACTGTAAAAAATACATACTTAATACGGTGTTTTTTGTCTTGCCGAATAAGTATGATATACGAAGCCATTTACTATCAGGAGAAAATTAATGGACATTAAGAAGTATGAAAAGTTAATCAATCTCGTTGTAAACGAGGATATTGATCAAGCACACGAACTCTTCCACGAAATCGTTGTTGAAAAGTCACGCGAAATTTTTGAGTCAATTATGGCTGAAGAAATGGACGATATGGAAGAAGGTATGGGCGGTCAAACAGGCGATCTGCTTGACGAGATCAACGCTGAAGAATCAGGTGTAATGGAAGATGACGAAGACGAAGCTGACATTGAATTTGACGACGAAGCCGAAGATGACGGTGATGAACTAACTCACGACCTTGAAGTAGATCACGATGATATGGGTGATGAAGGTGAAGAGCATGAAGAAATTGAAGATGCAGTAATCCGCATTGAAGACAAGCTTGACCAATTGATGGCTGAATTTGAAGACATCATGGGTGGCGGAGAAGGCGACGACATGGACGACGGTATGGACGACATGGACGACGGTATGGACGACATGGGCGGCGATGATTTCGGTGATGAAGGTGACGAAGACGAGATGGACGAAGACATGATGATGGAAAACATCGCTCTTCATAAGGTTCCGGTAACTCACGGCGACAACGGCGTGCAGACAAGAAGCCCAATCGGCAAGACAGCAAATTCAGGACAAGCAGGAATGGACAGCAGACCAGTAAGATTCTCTGGTCACTCAGAAGCAGTTCCAACAAGTCCTAAGAAGCCAAGCAATTACGGTTCAAAGAGCGAAGGCAATCTTCCAGGAGCAGGTAACTTCAAGAACGTTCCAGGCAAGAATAACTTCAAGGACAAGGGTGACTCAACACCAAAGCCTGTCACTAAAGACGGTTCGTCAAATGACAAGAGTCCAGTTGCAGAATCCCGTCGCACTACCCGTAAGCCAATTAGATAATATAAGGGATCTGGGAACAAATGGCTTTGTATCTTAGAGAGAATCTAACCTTTGATAAGGCAGAGATGATTGTTGAGTCCGTAAAAGAAGGCGACGACAGTCTAAAAACTCTGTATATGAAGGGGATTTTCATACAGGGCGGGGTGAAAAACGCAAACGAGCGTGTTTACCCCGTCCGCGAAATTGAAACCGCTGTGGAAACTCTCAATAAACAAATTCATGAGGGTTACTCAGTTCTGGGCGAAGTTGATCACCCGGATGATCTCAAAATCAATCTAGACCGTGTATCTCATATGATCACTCATATGTGGATGGATGGTGCTAACGGTTTTGGGAAATTGAAAATTCTTCCGACTCCAATGGGTCAACTCGTAAGAACAATGTTGGAATCAGGAGTGAAACTCGGTGTATCTAGTAGAGGTAGCGGAAACGTTAATGATATGGATGGCCGAGTCAGTGATTTTGAAATAATCACTGTTGATATCGTTGCTCAACCGAGTGCTCCAAACGCATATCCCAAAGCAATTTATGAAGGACTTCAGAATATGAAGTACGGAAATAAAGCATTAGAGATTGCTAAGGATGCTCAGGGCAATAAAAAAGTCCAAAAATACTTAGCTGAGGAAGTAAAACGCCTCATCACTGAATTAAAACTTTAAAAAGGATTAAAGGTATGCTAGATGCTATCAAACCATTGCTTGAAAGTGGACTTATCAACGAAGACGTAGGCAGAGAACTTAACGAAGCCTGGGAATCTAAGTTGAATGAGGCTCGCCTTCAAGTTCGTGCAGAACTCCACGAAGAGTTTGCACAACGTTACGAACATGATCGTAGCGTCATGGTAGAAGCCCTAGACAAGATGATGACAGAAAATCTTTCAGAAGAAATTGCAGAATTTCAGAACGAAAGAGCAGCAATGAATAACGACCGCGTAAAGTCACAAGTAAAACTACGTGAAAACGCAACAAAATTCAATGACTTCATGGTTACTAAACTAGCCGAAGAAATCAGAGAACTCCGTGGAGATCGCAAGGTTCAAATGGAAAATCAGAAGAAGCTAGAACAATTCATTGTTCACGCCCTATCTCGCGAAATCAAAGAATTCGCAGTAGACAGACAAGCAGTAGTGGAAGCAAAGGTCAGATTAGTTGCTGAAGGTCGCAAGCAAATTGAAGCACTCAAGAACAAGTTTGTTGCTGAAAGTGCAAAAAGAGTGAGCAATATCGTCACATCCCATCTAAAGGGTGAACTATCACAACTCAAAGAAGACATCAAAGTCGCAAGACAAAACAATTTCGGTCGTAGAATTTTTGAATCTTTCGCAAGTGAATTCTCTGTGACTTATCTTAATGATAAGGCAGAAACCCGCAAGGTAATGAGAGCACTCGCACACAAGGATCAACAACTAGCCGAAGCTAATAGCAAGCTGCAACAAGCAACAAAGCTAGTAGAAAGCAAGAATCGTGAAGTCAGAATCATCAAGGAATCAACTCAACGTGAACAGACACTAGGTAATCTATTGTCCACTCTCAATGAGGAAAAAGCCGGAGTGATGAAGAGTTTACTCGAAAGCGTCCAAACCCCCAAATTACAGGCCGCTTTTGACAAATATTTACCAGCAGTTCTTAATACTGGTTCAGATGCAACGCCTGCAAAGGCCAGATCAAATGGATCCATTATTGTAGAAGCGACTGGTAATAAAACTGCACAGAATCAACCTGAAATCGATATGTCAGACAAAGACAACGTTATCGATATCAAGCGTCTTGCAGGGCTTTAATATAGACATAAATTAGGAGATTATAAATAATGTCAAAACAACTTTTAGAAAGCCGTTGGGGCGAGACCAAAGAAGCTCTGCTTGAAGGCTTAAAGGGCAATCGCCGCTCAACAATGGGTGTTATCCTTGAAAACACCAAGAAGCAACTACTCGCTGAAAGTTCAGCAGGTACAACTACAGCTGGTAACATCGCAACACTAAATCGCGTTATTCTTCCAGTAATTCGTCGTGTTATGCCGACTGTTATCGCTAACGAACTTGTTGGTGTTCAGCCAATGACCGGCCCAGTTGGTCAGATTCACACCCTTCGTGTTCGTTATGCAAATAGCTTGACAGACAACTCACAAGCACAAACTAGCGTGCAAGCAGGCGAAGAAGCACTATCACCATTCAAGATCGCACAGGCATATTCCCGCGTTCAAGCTGGTGCAACATCAACTAACTATTACACTGGTGCAGATACTGCTACCCTAGAAGGTAACGGCGGAAAGCAAATCAGCGTACAGATTCTGAGACAAGCGGTTGAAGCAAAGTCTCGTAAGCTCCAAGCTCGTTGGACTTTCGAAGCAGCACAAGACGCACAGTCACAGCATGGTATTGACGTTGAAGCAGAAATCATGGCAGCACTTGCTCAAGAAATCACTGCTGAAATTGACCAGGAAATTCTTCTGTCACTTTCAACACTTGCTTCTACTGAGTACACCTTCAATCAGGCAACTGTTTCAGGTACTGCTACATACGTTGGTGACGAACACGCTGCTCTTGCAGTCCTCATCAATCGTGTTGCTAACTTGATCGCACAGCGTACTCGTCGTGGTGCTGGTAACTGGGCTGTTGTTTCACCAGCTTCGTTGACTGTTCTTCAGTCAGCAACTACTTCAGCATTCGCTCGTACAACTGAAGGTACATTTGAAGCTCCAACTAATACTAAGTTTGTTGGTACTCTGAATGGCGCAATGAGAGTGTTTGTAAACTCTTATTCACCTGACACTCAGCCAGTACTCGTAGGCTACAAGGGTTCATCAGAAACTGATGCAGCGGCATTCTATTGCCCATACATTCCTCTGATGAGTTCTGGCGTCGTACTTGATCCGACTACTTTCGAGCCGGTCGTATCATTTATGACACGTTACGGGTACATAGAACTCACTAATACTGCATCGTCATTCGGTAACGCTGCCGACTATGTTGGGGAAATTGCGGTCCAGAACCTTACTTTTCAGTGAAAATACAATGGCTTACGAGATAATCGTAAGTCATACACTGAACTCAACTATGGAAAAGGGTGCTTCGGCACCCTTTTCTTTTGACTTTAAATAATAGAATGTGATATTATGTATAAATAATATCATGTTCAAAGATAACAAATACACCAAACACTATATGCTTCTCGTTGAGAAAGCAAAAAATCGTATATTGCCAAAAGGGCAATACAAAGAACGACATCATATTATTCCTAGTTCAATGGGAGGCAATGATGACAAATCCAACAAAGTATGGCTGACTGGAAGAGAACACGCACTTTGTCATTGGGCTTTGTTAAAGATGACTGAAGGCGCAGATCATGTTAAAATGTCATACGCATTCAATGGAATGAATGCCCAAAACGAGTTTCAACAAAGATACCATTCTCGTATCATAACAAGAGCATATGAAAAACATCGTATAGCACACGCTCAATTACATTCTGAAAGAATGAAGGGTAAACCAGCCTGGAACAAAGGTCAAAAACTTGAGGGTGAAGAGTTAGAAAAACACAGAGAAAGAACACGCAACCGAAAGATAGATCCTGTTAAACAGGCTGAAGGTCAAGCAAAACGAGTTGCTAAAATACTTGGTCAAAAAAGATCAGAAGAAACTTGTCTAAAGATGTCACTCGCAAGCAAGGGCAAACCAAAAGGTCCGATGAGCGAAGAAGAAAAACTAAAGAGGTCTCTCACTCAAACTGGCGTCGCGAAAAAAGAAGGACATGCTGATAACGTCCGTAATGCCACATTAGGAAACATCTCTATCAACAAAGACGGTGCTGAAAAGAAAGTTAAGTCCGACACACTACCTCAATGGTTAGAACAAGGTTGGCAACTAGGTGGAAGGAAAAGAAAATGAATAGTAGACAGTATGAAAAAATGATGAGAGCAGCGTATAAATCTGCGTTAGCTGATCATGGAATAAGTGAAGATGAGTGTACCAGTGTAGCACTGAGTGCGGATAGAACAGAATATGAAGTCACGCTAACTAATGGTAGCACAGTTATCATTCCTAGTGGATTTGAGTATATGGAGGATTAATGCCTAAAGAGATCACACCTGAAAATTTAATACGACACCTCAAGCGAGATTCATTGGATGTGGTAAGAAATCATTATTTTAGCACTAACTGGTCGTCGTATAAGGACCTAATGGCGTATTTTAAATCCGCTGGCTGGACCAGAGGAGAGTTAGCCAAAGCAGATAGACCACGTGGGCGAGGTGAAGCACGGTGGGAAAAACAAAGTTTGTATTGGTACTTAACTGGTCTTCCAGATTACTATGATCCGATTCCTGATGACGAGATCGTTGCATTTGAAAAAGCGATATGTAACAACTTACCGACTATTGTAGTTACTTGGCACGGACCATATGAATCAGAAATCATATATAATCCTACTTTTAAACGTCTACTGCAATGTGTTCGGGAATCAATATATGTAAATAAGGATCCAGATCATCGTGGTATAGGTCGTCTTCCTGATGTTGAGATATTCAACGATGGCGGAGTAAATAAAGATATTCAATATCAAGTTATAACTTTTTCAATGGATAGCTAGGCACGGTAACAACTGTAAAGAACTATAAATACAATCATGCGTATCACAGAAATCATAACTGAATCAGTGAATCACTACTATCACGGTAGTTATAACGAACTTCCGGTAGGTACTATTCTAACACCGAGAGACGACTATGAGAATGATTGGCAGGATACCAATTTCTACGCCGCAATTGAAATGTATCGCCCCACCGATAAATTAGCTCATAAGCAAAGTGTTTTTATGTGTGATAACCCGGATGATGTTGATCTTGCCGGAGCAGCGACGGATTGGTTATTTACAGTTGTTCCGATCGGCGAAGTACAGCGTCATGACATGAATTGGTTATCTGAAATAAGTTCATTAGTTGATCTTGGTTTTCCATTAGACAGTGATGAAATAAAAGATGCCGCTGAAGCGTATTGGTCAGGTGAAGAAAGTCCTAATGAAGTTGTCTGGGAATACCTAACTCCATCTGCAAAGATAGTCAAGGTTGAAAAATACTGACCGCTCGTTGGCACGGTGATAACTGTAAAGAACATTAAATATCATAAGGAACAATAGCATGAAAAACATAAAACTATACAAAGAAACACCTAGCAACACCTTAAATGAAGACGGAACACTAAAAACACTGCAACAAAAAGTTGAAGAGTTAAATAACTTTGTTGAGTCTGCTATACAAGAGATGAAAACCGATAATGAAGATCATTGAAATACTATATGAAACAGAAGATCATATAAAAACTTACTGGGCAATACACGGAATAAACATTGACTCATACTATCGTGCATTTGAACAGTTTATCAATGATACTAACAAGTTTCGAGGGAAAAATAATGTATTGCAACTTGGAAGCTATGTGCATGAGTTGCTAACTGATGCTACTTGGCAAAATTTAGAGGGAGACCCCGATTTTGACAAGGTTTACGATGGACTACTGGATTTGTATCAATCAATACAAGAACACATTTCTACCTAAATGTCGTTAAAGTCTACGCTCGTTGGCACGGTGATAACTGTAAAGAACGCTAAGTACATTATAGGAGTTACCTCGCATGGACAAAAGTACAAAGACCAGAGATGCAGCTGCCGGCATCACCACCAAAAGAAGTTCTAAATGGCCAGCACTTGAAAATAAGTTCCTGAAAGAACATTCAACCTGTGCTGCATGTGGTTCGTCCAACAGACTGAACGTGCATCATATGAAACCATTTCATCTTCATCCGGAGTTGGAACTAGAACCTACAAATCTCATCACACTATGCATGAATAAAACTACCGAGTGTCATATCAAACTTGGCCACGGTGGAGATTTTAAAGCTTATAATCCATATGTAGAAGAAGATGTTGCTGAAGTTAAAAAGAATATCAAGGTTCTGAATGAAGTTGCTACCACAGCACGGGCCCGCAGACTGTTTGAATAATGAAGCGGTACGTGGTACAAAGCGTGAGAAGAAACAGTGCCCACATTGTGGTAAAGATGTTGCAGTGAATGGTTATGCGCGTTGGCACGGTAATAACTGTAAAGAACTATAAATACATAATGCGTCTACAAGAACTTTTTGAAGCACTGAGTCCAGCCGCGATTGAAGCCACATCAGGTAGATTCGGCCAACAACTTATGGCTAAGTTGGCCAAAGATCCGCAAGGGTCTTCTATGAAAGACGATCCAGCTAAGTTCATTGAATATATAGCCAATAATATTGATCCGACTACTAATTCCAAATATACCAAATGGATCATATCTAGGTTTGTTGATCCAAATGGTGGTATTAGATTCGTTGAAGACCTATCTAAGTTGACTGATCCATTGACCAGATATGCCAAATTAACGCAGAGCGGCAGGATCCCCACTGACCAAAGAGACATCAATAAATTCAAAAGTATGAATTTGTTATTGAACTTGATGGATCAGTATGCTGAAAAGAAGACCGGTAATGAGGAGAAAGCAGCCGAAGAAGAAAGTCTAATCAAGTCAGGTCAAGCAGTCCTGTATAAAGATACTGGTGCATTAAAGATCATGATTCCGAAGACCAAAGAAGCAGCCAAATATTATGGGCGTGGCACCCGCTGGTGTACAGCAGGGGATAAAGATAATCGGTTCAAGTACTATAGCAGACGAGGTCCTCTATATGACATCATATTCCGTGGATCAGGGGTAAAATGGCAATTTCATTTTGAATCTGCACAATTCATGGATGAACGAGATGAACGATTAAGTCCTAAACAAGTAATTACGGTATATAATCTATTTTCGGAAGATAAATGGATGACTGCTGTTAAACATGAAGGATTAGCAATTCGTTACGTCCAAAATCCATCAGATGCATTGCAGATGATTGCTGTTAAACAAAATGGGAAGGCAATTCGTTTCATCAAGAATCCATCAGAAGAAGCGCAGATAGCTGCTGTTAAACAAGATGGTCGGACGATTGAATACATCAAGAATCCATCAGAAGCAGTGAAAATGGCTGCTGTTCAAGAAAATGGGTATGTGATTCAATACATCAATAATCCATCAGAAGAAGTGAAAATGGCTGCTGTTAAACGAGCTGGATTAGCAATTCGTTACATCAATAATCCATCAGATGCATTGCAGATGATTGCTGTTAAACAAAATGGGAAGGCAATTCGTTTCATCAAGAATCCATCAGAAGAAGCGCAGATAGCTGCTGTTAAACAAGATGGTTGGGCGATTCAATACATCAACAATCCATCAGAAGCAATGCAGATGACTGCTGTTAAACAAGATGGTCGGACGATTGAATACATCAAGAATCCATCAGAAGCAGTGAAAATGGCTGCTGTTAAACAAGATGGTCGGGCGATTCAATACATCAAGAATCCATCAGAAAAAATGCAGATGGTTGCTGTTAAAAAAGATGGTTGGGTGATTCATTACATCAAGAATCCATCAGAAGAAGTGAAAATGGCTGCTGTTCAACAAAATGGTCGGATGATTCAATACATCAAGAATCCATCAGAAGAAGTGCAGATGGCTGCTGTTCAAGAAACTGGATATGCAATTCGTTACATCAAGAATCCATCAGAAGAAGTGCAGATGGCTGCTGTTAAAAAAGATGGTTGGGTGATTCGTTACATCAACAATCCATCAGAAGAAGTGAAAATGGCGGCTGAGAGAAACAAATGAGAGCATTTGAATTCCTAACCGAATTAAAAGTCTTGAATGAGATAACCAGGCCGCCATTGATAATGGCTGAGTATATACTCTTCAAGGCTGGATATAAGAGACTAGACAAGAATGATGCAGTATTTGCTCAAGTCTATGCAAGACCCGGTGCTGATCATGTATTAAAACTCTTTAAGTCTAAAGACACTGCTTATATGGCTTTTATTGATCTGGTGATGAAAAACAAAAATATACATTTTCCTGTATTCAAGGGAAGGCTGATTAGAGTCACTAACCAGTATCATGCGATACAGATAGAGCGATTGACACCTGCTGTAGAGATACCTGAGCTAGGTAATCCACTAACGATAGGTAGGACTATGGAAAACTACATGTCGGCTGCACCAGATGAATATAGAGAAAAGCAGATGAACATGATAGAAAAGTATCAACCTGGAATAAAAGCAGCATGTGATCTCATCGCTGATAAGTTGACACCCACATATGAACTAGACCTTCATGGCCAGAATATCATGATGCGTGGGAATGTCCTAGTGATAACTGATCCGGTGATGTAGCGTGCCATCAGATTTTATCTGGCAATATTTGGATGTCGCCGACGACATCGCATCGGACATTCAAAGTAGATGCAAAGATGCATTGGCTAAGTGGGAGGGGAACGACTGGGGATTCCAACCATTTGACATAGGTGTTACTCATTTTTTAGGTCTTGAGTTGGCAAGAACCATTCTGATTCAGTGTCCTCCGGGTGAACGTGTTGTCATACACACTGATGGTAATGGACATCTTGATGGTAAACCCAATGCGGTGATAAACATTCCGATAGAGAATTGCGAAAACATCTATACACGTTTTTACAAAACAGATAAAAAACCAAAGATGGTGCCTCTTAAAAGCGGAATACTTTCTACTTCATATGATCTTGAAGATTGCATTGAGATAGACAAGTTTATCTTAGATCGTCCTATTATATGGAATGCGAGTGTATTGCATAGTGTGGACAACACTCCTAATACCAAATGGAGAAGATCAATCAGCTTGCGATTCAAAGAAAATCCATGGCAACTTGTCCGTGCGGAATAATATAAATATCAGCAGTTTTGATAAATAAAAAGAAAGAATTTGTCAATTAGGAGAACATTATGACAGACTTAACTCAAGAACAATTAGATGCAGCAGAAACTTTAGTGATTGATTATTCTCAGGTCGTGTTCACCTCAGATCAAACGCCTGGTGCAGGTAAGAATGGAAACGGGATTGTGATAATCAATCCGAATAGTATACCACCAAAGTCAGTTCTTCCTGATGTTACTGGCTCTGCTTTTATGATGTTACTGACAGCCGATCAAGCAAATACAGTTGCTAATATGAGTATCGGCAAAAATTTCCCTGGTACATATATTTACACAGCAGTATGGAGTGAAGGAAGTACATATTCTACTACACCTGTTTGGTGTGGATTCATCAATAACTTCTTCAACACACAACCTATATGGGCATTTGTGCTAGATCCTACTGATTCTACATATAAAACTTTTGCCACCGGAACATATAATTTTCCAGTAACGATCATCGCTTCTCCGGATACAAATTATCCATATTCACTATAATTTTATATAACGAAAAAAATGATAAAAGATTTCATATGGCAGTATATTGATCCCCCTGAAGAAGAGGTCATCAATATGCAGAATCTGTATAGAGCAGCTATCACTGAATATGTTAGAGAACCATTCTCATATTTTCAATGGTTAAAATTAGATGTCACTCACTTTATGGGACTGGAGTTGAAACAGACATTCTTGATACAATCCCCTCCAATGGCTCCAGGCGTGATACATCAAGACGGAGATTGGAATTTGCCACCAGGGCTGGCATTGAATATTCCATTAGAGAATTGCGAAACAGCAGTGACTGAATTCTGGGAGAGTGATATAGAACCTTCTCTATGGTATACTCCTCAGGTGGGTGACATTCCGAGCCAAGCTACCCGATACCATAAACATGAAGACTGTAGAAAGATTGACGAATTTACGTTGACTAGGCCGATTATTTTCAACCACAGTGTCTCTCATTGCGTGAGAAATGATGGTCCTAATTGGAGAAGATCAATCAGCCTAAGATTTAAAGAAGAACCCTGGCACCTCATTAAATCCTAAAGCAAATCATGATAGAAGAGTTTAAAATCAATTCTAAAACTGTTTTTTTCAGTTCAAAAAATAACGGTGGCGGTATATGGTTTGGACAAGATTATATTCACTATCTCAAACATCGGTATCCTGATAGGGTATTTGATGACTGTTTAGAATGGTGTGCCGGGCCCGGATTTATAGGATACAGCATTCTAGAATCTGGAATTTGCAACAATGTCACCTTACTTGAAAAACATGCTGAAGCATGTGAAGATGCTATCAAAACACAACTGTTTCCTAATAATGATTGGAAAGATAAAGTCAATATTGTTCATAGTGATACAGTTAAGAATCTAGAAGGTAAATTTGATCTCATTGTAAGTGATCCCCCTTTCTACGATGAAACAATGACTAGAGCATATCGTTCTAACCCTGACATTGAAAGAATAGCTATAGATGTCGGGTGGAAAAGTCATAAGGATTTCTTTGCAAATATAAAGAAAAATTTAAAAGAAGACGGGATAATTTTGCTATTTGAGTGTGCTGAACCTGAAGGGCTTACCTTACCCAAAGCAGAAAAAATATTAGAAGGCTCTGGGCTAAAAATAACAGATTACTTCAAGGATTTGATTTTTAAATATACAAATCATCTTAGAATGGAAGCAATAGCATCAGGAAAAGAGCATGAATCCGTTTATGCATGGGAAATACCTGATGTTCTCTCTAAAATCCCTGAAGGCATTGAAGATGCGATCCACAAGCAATATGATTATCATTTTCTTCCGTCTCTCCATATTATGGAGATAACGCACGAATAGTCAAATCCTAGTGTCACCGTCTACGGTAGCGTTGAGAATTGACTTGCGTCCTGTACGCATTTTCTTATTATATAGTCTAGCACAATTAGCACACAATGTCAAGAGATTATTCTTTGATTTATTACTCTTGTTACCATCTCTGAAAACAAGGTCTAGCTGAACCTTATCTTCTGGTACAAAGTCACAATCCTCGCATATCATTTTCTTGTGCTGTAGGTGTTTGAATCTATCATTGTAGATCGCTTTAGCACAGTCAATGCAATATCTATGCCATTGTTGGAAACCATGTTTGCTCTTGCCGTTTGGTTTGGCTAGAGAAAAGTTGCAGTGAGTGCATATAGGTCTATGTGGCTGTTGAGTGTGCATGTTGTTATTTAGTCTCTCCTCTGTTCTTAAAATATGCTATTTTGCGGGTTTTAAATGAACAGTAATTGCTAAATAATATAAAGGTATAAAATATGACTTCAACAGCAAATACATTTAATTCGGTTGGTGGTTTCTCAGTAGGCATTCCTCCGGTTCCAGTAGTTGACGGTAACGCTAACGTCGTTACTAATGTAAACACTACTGGTAATGTTACCGCTAATGTAGTCTATGCGACTTACTACAAGCTAGCCAATGGTGCACCGTTTATCGGTACTGCCGGTGGAACAAATACCCAACTACAATTTAATAGTGGTGGAACGTTTGGCGGAATTCCAAACGTAACTTGGAATGGCAATATCTTATCCTTAGGCAGCGTGTCTAATATTAGTATCGGTGGCGGCACTAATGGATATGTATTACAAACAGATGGTGCAGGTAATCTAAGTTGGACTGCACAGACCGGTAATGGTGGCGGCAACGCCACTCCGGGCGGCGCGAACACGCAAGTTCAATATAATAATGCTGGCAACTTTGCTGGTAGTTCGGGCTTCACGTTTGACTCAACTACCAATTTATTAACAGCACCTCACATATCAGGCGAAGGTGGGAATCTAAGCAATATCGCAGGTTCTAATGTAACCGGTACCGTAGCAAATGCCGCATATGCAGTAACTGCAAACTATGCAGCGTATGCTGGTAATGTTACGGGAAATGTAGAGAATGCAAACTATGCAGCGTATGCTGGTAATGTAACAAATAATGCACAACCTAACATCACCTCAGTCGGTACACTTACTGGATTAACAGTAGGCAATGCAACTTCAAACGTTACATTTGGTAATGGAACTGTTGATGCTACCGGCAACATCATTGCTAGCAATTTCATCGGTAACGGCACCCCGATGACATTTAACACTAGTGCTAAAATACTTTATGTAGCAACTAACGGAGATGACGCTAACAACGGTGACATTAACAAACCTTATAGAACAATCAAGGCTGCATTGAATGCTGCTTCAGCGGGCGGATTTTCCGTTCACGTGGCTCCGGGAACATATACAGAAGCAAATCCTATTACTATACCAGCTAACGTAGCATTGATGGGCGACAATCTACGAAATGTTACAGTAATACCACAAACTCCGTCTGCTGACTTATTCTATGTGCGTAGCGGATCTTATGTTTGGGGCATCACGATCAGAAATTATACTGCTAATGGATTTAGTTTTGACCCGGCGACACCTACGCAAAATGTGTTCGTGAGTCCTTATATTCAAAATCTGACCTCATCTACTACAACTGGTACTGCGGTCTACATTGACGGCGCTAATGTCAGTAGCATCAGTACTAAGGCAATGATTGTTGGTTTCTTTACTATCATCAACCGAGGTGGTAAAGGTATTCATATCTTGAATACAGGCTACAGTCAGCTGGTTAACATCTATACTATTGCGTGTGACATAGGTATCAAAGTAGAGTCTGGTGCATTCTGCACTTTGAACGGGAGTGACTGTTCAATCGGTAACTATGGTCTAGTAGCAGATGGATATGGTCCATTGCAGACTACCGGCACTATAGTTTCTGAATATCAAGGTATCTTTGTACTCAATAACCTATCAAACGGTCAACCTCACGTTAATACTATTATGGTAATACAAGATGATCCAGAGTATTATACGATTGATACGATTGCACCCAATCAACCTATCGCAGGACAGTCAACAGTAGTCATACAGCAAGTTTATAACACAGAAACCCCTGTTGTTGGTAAAAATGTTTCATTCTATGTGCGTAGCTCAATTATAGCAAGTGCCCATACATTTGAATATGTGGGCGCCGGAACTAATCCTGCAACTGCACTACCTCAATACGGCGGTATACCAATTGAAGCTAATGAAGTCATAGCAACGAACGGTGGCGTGATAACATTTACAAGTACCGACCAAAAAGGTAACTTTAAAGTCGGTCTAGGATTTACTATTAATCAAGCTACTGGGGTTATCACTGGTGATTACTTCTATCAAAGTTTGTTTGCTCAGATGACTCCGTTTATCTTAGCATTGGGCGGATTGTAAAATTAAGAAAATAATGAAGGAAATAGTATGGCAGCAGCACTAAATAATTTTAGAACTACACTAGCTGATCTAACCACAACCACAGCTAACGTATACACTCCTCCTCTTGGATATGTCACTGTGGTGTTGATGGCCCAAGTTAGTAATACCGGGTTGGCTACTATACAGGTTTCGGCTGGTGTATATCGTCAGGGATCCGCTACCTCGCTCATCAACGGAACTAGTATACCTGTGAATGATGCTACTAGTGTGTTAACAGGACGATTAATATTACAATACGGTGACATATTACAATTCACTAGTAGTGACAATTCTAGCGCCCAATTAGTTTTAAGCTATCTAGAAACATTAGTTACAGGCAATTAAAATATGGGAATTAACACTTCAAGGCTGCTAAGTGGTCGTGTTCCGGTTACATCTTACGGTAACCTAACGATTGACCGCTATCAATTTTTGGGGCTTTCAGAAGCAGAGCCAAACCTTGGCTCGGGAAACGCAAATGCAGTTTTGACTCTAGGAACAGACAACGCTAGAGTATGGAGTGACGCACTTACGTTAAATTCGGTAAGTGTTAGTGGTACGTCTGATTTAGGTTCTGTAGGAAATATAACAATTTCCGGCGGTACTAACGGATACGTATTACAGACAGATGGTGCAGGCCACTTAAGTTGGACCGCTCAGACAGGTAACGGTGGAAACGGTTCTCCTGGAGGTTCCAATACCCAGATACAATATAATAGCGATGGGTCTTTCGCTGGTAGTAGTAATTTTACATTTGATAATTCATCTAATACAGTAACGATCACCGGCCCTTTGATCGCAAATACGCTCACTATCGGTGCTGGTACAAATGAATTCTGCACTTCTGAAGTCTACTTTGCGGTTACTACTTCACCGGCAACAGATCAAGTTTTATATAGCGTGCCGGCTGCATCCATCGCAGGTATAGATTTTCAAATCATAGCAACTGATACAGTAGCATTAACTAGATCATCATTAAAAATTTCTGGAATAACATACGCCGGTCAAGTTTCATTCTCTGAATATGCTGGTTTGCAGCTTGCTGGTGGCGTAGGTTCGTTTAGTGTAGCATACAACCCAGGGGTTACTCCTACAGTAGGATTATACGTTTCACCGAACTCATCTAATCAGATTGTATACAAAATATTAATCACTAGATATGCTCCCTAGGACTAGAATTACGAGAAAAAGATAAATATTAACAACACAGAAGGAACAAAGTTATCATGGCCAGCGGACTAAATCCACTAAATTCAATCGCAGGTTTCTCAGTAGGAGAGACACCGGTAACAATTATTTATGGCAACGGGGACGTAACCTCTAACAACATTGTCGCGAGTACAAGTGCGAATCTGGGTCTTGTTAGCAACGTCATCATCACTGGCGGTTCAGCTGGGTACTCGTTGCAGACAGACGGTGCAGGAAATCTTTCATGGGTGGCAGCATCATCACAGAATGCAATTTTTAACGGCAACAGCAATGTTTCTATTCCTACTGCAAACGGTAATATCTACAACTATGTAAATGGTAATGTCACTTCACAGTTGACTATCACTAATACAGGCGTAAACATCGCTGGTTATGCTAATCTTGGTTCACTGGAAATGGTTGGCACTGCTAATCTGGGTCCGGTAGGCAACATCACGATTCAAGGAGGTACCAATGGTCAATACCTAAAAACGGATGGTGCAGGCAATCTAAGTTGGGGCACAGTAGGAACTTCTAGTATTGCTAATGGTAACTCAAATGTAAGCGTTCCGGTAGCAGGAGGCAATGTTAACACTTCAGTTGGTGGTAATGCTAATGTGTTCGTCGTAACTTCAACTGGTGCTAATGTTTCAGGAAATCTTGATGTCACTGGTAATCTCCTTGCTAGTAATATCAGCACAAGCGGTTCTGGTGGCAATATCACTATGTCCGGTGGCAATATCAATAGTGTCAACTACGTAAACGCAAACTATTTCACAGGAAATGGTTCTTCTCTTACTTCTATTAACGGTGCTAATGTCACCGGTACAGTAGCGAATGCCACATATGCATTGAGTGCTGGTACTGCTGGTAGTGCCGGTACTGCTGGTACGGTCACTACAAACGCACAACCCAACATCACTTCAGTTGGCACGCTAACAAGTCTTGACGTAACTGGTAATGCAAACGTTGGTAACTTAGATACTACGCAAGTTCTAGCTTCTGCTAATATTACAACTCCGCAAGTTATTGCGAATATCGCACAAGGCACTGCTCCCTTCTTAGTCAACTCAAATACAGTAGTTGCTAACTTGAATGCTAGCCTACTATCAGGTGCATCAAGTGCATCAGCAAACACAGCAGATACTATTGCACTAAGAGATGCGAGCGGTAATCTTTCTGCTACCTTCTTCATTGGTAACGGTTCTCAGTTGACCGGTATTACTGCTTCTCAAGTATCAGGTATCGCAAACGGTACATCAAATGTGAACATTCCTACAGCTAACGGAAATGTAAATGTTTCAGTTGGTGGTAATGCTAATGTTCTTGTCGTCACTGCAACCGGTGCTAATATTACCGGTACTGCTAATGTAACCGGTAACGCAAATGTAGGTAATTTAGGCACAGATGGCTTGATAGTCGCTAATGGTAACATCACTGGTGGTAACATCATCGGCACCATCGCTGCTGGTTCTAACACTATCACAACAACTGGAAACATCAGTGGTGGAAATCTTATCGGTGCTATCGTTGCCGGTGCTAACAACATTACAACTACTGGAAATGTTACCGGTGGTAACATCATCGGCACCATCGCTGCTGGTTCTAACACTATCACAACAACTGGCAATATCACTGGTGGTAACATCCTCGGTGTATTCGCTAATGGCAGTTCAAATGTGAGCATCCCTACAGCAGGCGGAAATGTTATCACTTCAGTAGGCGGCACTCCTAATGTGTTCGTAGTAACTTCAACTGGTGCAAATATCACAGGCACATTGACTACTGGCACAGGTAATGCAAATTTCGGTAATTTAGCACTTACTGGTTCTTCAGTCGCAAGCGGTGATGTTCAAAGCAATGCTAATCTCGTTGCTAATACACTCACGAGTGTGGGAGCCAATCTTATTGTCACGACTACTGGTAACGGTAACATCTATCTTTCTCCAGTAAACGGTAATGTGATTCTAAATCAAGTAAACATCAAATCTCTAGCAAATCCTGTATCAGCACAAGACGCCGCTACTAAGGCATATGTTGATAATGCTGTTGCAGCAGGACTTGACATCCACCCTGCCGTAAACAACGATGCTGATGAGAATTTAGCTGCGTCCTACACCGGTGGTGGCACTACTCCGACTTGGACTACTATCACCAACGCTGACACTATTGCAACAGGTTCCGCACACGGACTAACACTTAATAATGTTATCGTATTCGGGAGTACTACTAACGGAATTACTGCCGGTACTCCGTATTTTGTTGCTGCGGTGCCGACAACGACAACTATCAAACTTGCACTTACATTTGACGGCGACCCGATCGTTCTTACTAACGGTAGTGGGTTGTCTATTACCTCACTCGCAAATTCAGGGGTTGGTGCAACTCTTACCTCAAACACTAACGGTCCATTAATAATTGAGTCGTACACTGCTGTGTTGAATGATCGCATTCTTGTTCTTGGACAGACTGATCAAACACAGAACGGTGTGTACTATATTTCACAAGTTGGTGTAGCTGGCGGCGGCGGCAGTCCTTGGATTCTAACTCGTGCTGCTGACGGGGACACCTATATTCCGAATAGTGCCCAAGGTTTAAGTCAAGGTGCATTCTTCCTCGTAATTAGTGGCAGTGATGCAGGCGAAGCATATGTTCTTAGCACCGGTGGCACAATCGTATTCGGCACGACTAATCTTACTTTTGCTCAGTTCGCGCAAGTACAGATATACACTGCTGGTACTGGATTAGGTCTCTATCCTAACAATCAGTTCTACCTCTCTAATACTACTGTAACAGCAGCGTCATACGGCAGCGGAGATGCGGTTGCGACATTCACTGTTAACTCTCAGGGCCAGCTGACTGCTGCTGCTAACACTGCGATCACTGCAAATGCTGCTAACTTGACTGGCACCACTCTTGCAGCAACGATTGTTAACTCAAGNCTGACAAGCGTTGGTACGCTCGCTAATCTATCGGTAACTGGCAATATTACAGCAGGTAATGTCATCGGTCCTCTCGCAAACGGNACATCAAATGTGAANATCCCTACAGCGGACGGAAATGTCAATATTTCTGCTGGCGGTAATGCTAATGTGTTTGTCGTAACTACTACTGGTGCTAACATCAGCGGTACACTATATGCTAGTGGCAATGCGAATGTCGGTAACATCGGAGCTGTTAACGGTGATTTCACTAATGTAAGCGGTAATGGTTCTGCCCTCACTTCAATCACTGGTGCTAATGTCACTGGCACCGTAGCAAATGCAACATATGCATTGAGTGCTGGAACAGTCACTGCGAATGCACAGCCAAACATTACTTCAGTTGGTACCCTGACAAGCATTGACGTAACTGGTAACGCAAATATTGGTGGAAACTTGAATATCGGCACTGGTTCTGGCTCTAACATCTCCGGTGCTAACGTCATCACTGCAAATACTTTCGTAGGTGCTGTGGCTGCTGGTTCTAACACTATCACAACTACTGGCAATATCAGTGGTGGTAACATCATCGGCACTATCGCTGCTGGTTCTAACACTGTCACAACTACCGGCAATATCAGTGGTGGTAACATCATCGGCACTATCGCTGCTGGTTCTAACACTGTCACAACTACCGGCAATATCAGTGGTGGTAATCTAATCGCAACATCTGGTGCAAACATTGCTGCTGATGCTACGGTAGGTGGAAATATAGTCTTGACTAATGTTGCTAATACAGCGGAAGGAACAGCATATCTTGGATATGCGTCAGTAACGACTTCAACTGTTGGACCTAATATTACGATTGCTTCAGTTAATGTAGCAGGTATTTCTGGAAACATCACTGGTGCAGAGTTCTTGATTAAGGGCGTGGATGCAGGCGGAACTAAGTATCAGGTTACAAGCATTCACGCAGTAACTGACGGGACGGATGTAGGATGGTCTGTCTTCGGTGGAGTCTCATTAGGAACTAGCGTAGGATCCTTCTCAGTGAACATAGTTGGCTCTACACTAAATCTAGCAGTAACTCCTTCAAGTAGCAACACAACAGTATTCACTACACAATACAGACTAATCTAGTAATTCTATAGTATAATAAAAATACGGGTCATTAAGTTGGTCCGTATTTTTATCCTAATAAATAAGTAAGTTGAAAGTTTATAATGTCAGGCGAAACACAGTTTAATTCAATATCTGGATATTCACTAGGCAACACCTACACCATTATAATAGACCCAATCGGCAACGTATATGCTAATAATCTTAGTGTAAATGGCAATTCTAATTTTGGTTCCGGAACAATGTCCGGTAACGGATATGGCTTACATAGCATTAACGGTGGAAACGTTACAGGTGCTGTGGCAAACGCAACTTATTCAGTAAGTGCAGGCACATCCGGCACAGTAACAACAAATGCTCAACCCAATATCACTTCGGTCGGTACATTAAGTAACCTTGTCATCTCAGGCAATGTTACTGCTAATCTATTGATCGGTGAGAGTGTAGTAGGTAACCGAGCAAATATATCTTTAGGTGCCGTATCTAATACGGTAGTTATAGATCAATTTTTAGCAGCAGATTATCGGGTAGCAAAGTACGTAATAAAAGCGGGCGGAGATTCAGGATTTCAAGGCATAGAGACGCTTTTGGTGCACGATAGTATAAATAGCAATATAACAATTTACGGAAGTATAACAACATCAGGAAATGAAATAGTGATATTGACATCTTCAGTTACCGCTGGAACTGTACAATTATCTGCTACTGCATTGTCTGCGAACATAATTATTAATATAACCAGTATATATGTCACTGATTAAAGGGAAAAAGAGATGGCAACACAAAATTTCGTAGTAAAAAACGGTCTTACAGTAGGTACCGCAAATATATTAGCATCAAATGGTGCAGCTAACTTCGGCGCATTATCCTTATCAGGAAATGCTAACTTGGGACCTGCTGCTAACGTAACTATCACAGGTGGTTCATCTGGTCAAGTTCTTACGTGGAATACCGGTAATACGCTACAGTGGTCAGCACCCGCAGTTGGGTCCACTCTTGCAAACGGTACATCAAATGTCAACATCAACGCATCGGGCGGCAACGTAACAGCCTCAGTCGGTGGCACTTCTAACGTTGTTGTCATAACTGCTACTGGTGTCAACGTAGCAGGTACACTCAATACTGGTACGGGCAATATTACAACTACTGGTAACCTCTCAGCAGGTAACATAATCGGCATTGTTGCTGCTGGTTCTAATACGATCACTACTACTGGTAATGCTAACGTAGGTAATTTGGGCTTCGGTACTGGGGTCATCACTGGCACCGGTAACGTCACTGCTGGCAATTTCATCGGTGCTGTCGCTGCTGGTTCTAACACGATCACAACAACTGGTAACATCACTGGTGGTAATATCATCGGTATTATCGCAGCTGGTTCTAACACGATCACAACAACTGGTAATGCTAACGTTGGTAACTTGGGCTTCGGATCAGGACAGCTAACTGGTACAGGTAACGTCACTGCCGGTTTCTTCATTGGTAACGGTTCGCAGTTGACTGGTATTACTGCTTCTCAGGTATCTGGTATCGCAAATGGTACGTCAAACGTCAACATCAACACATCGGGCGGAAATGTAACTACCTCAGTCGGCGGCACTTCAAATGTTCTCATCGTAACTGGCACCGGGGTCAATGTAGCAGGCACGTTGAACACTGGCACGGGTAATGCTAACGTTGGTAATATTGGTGCTACAAATGCAAATATCACTGCAATCACCGTAAGTGCAAATGCTAACGTTGGTAATCTCGGCTTTGGTGCAGGGGTCATCACTGGCACAGGTAACGTCACTGCCGGCAACGTAATTGGTACTATTGCTGCTGGTTCTAACACAATCACAACTACTGGTAACATCACTGGTGGCAACATCATCGGTATTATCGCTGCTGGTTCTAACACAATCACAACTACTGGTAATGCTAACGTTGGTAACTTGGGCTTCGGTACAGGACAGCTAACTGGTTCTGGTAATATCACTGCTGGTAACATAATCGGTATCATCGCAGCTGGAAGCAATGCAATCACTACTACTGGTAACATCTCAGGTGGTAATATCATCGGTATTATCGCTGCTGGTTCTAACACGATCACAACAACTGGTAATGCTAATGTTGGTAACTTGGGCTTCGGATCAGGGGTCGTCACTGGTACTGGTAATATCACGACTACTGCTAACATCTCAGGTGGTAATATCATCGGTATTATCGCTGCTGGAAGCAATACAATCACAACAACTGGTAATGCTAACGTAGGTAACTTAGGCTTCGGCACTGGCCAACTCACCGGTTCAGGTAATATTACTGCTGGTAACATAATCGGTATCATCGCAGCTGGCTCTAACACAATCACTACTACTGGTAATGCTAACGTAGGTAACTTAGGCACAGGCGGCTTGCTTGTCGCTACTGGTAACGTTACTGGTGGCAACTTAGTCACAGGCGGCGTTCTAAACGTAACTGGCACTGGCGTAAGTTCCATTAATGGTAACTTGAACATGAACAGCAAAAATATCGTTAGTGTTCTTGATCCGGTTAACGCACAGGACGCTGCTACTAAATCGTATGTAGATAATATCGCAACAACAGGTATTTCGTTCCACGTTGCTGTTAATGCAGCAACAACAACTACTCTTGCTGTAGCAACAGGCGGTACTACTGCATATGTTTCACCTAATGGCACATCTAACGGTATTGGGGCATACATCAGCACTACTGGTACATTCAGCTTGATTGATACCGCTAACGTTCAGACAGTGGGTACTCGTATTCTCGTCAAGAATGAATCAAATGGTGCTTGGAACGGTGTTTACACATACACTAATGCCGCAGCAATCACTCGTTCAACAGACGCTGACGAATACGGTTCAGATAGTGCTAACGCACTGAGTATCAATGACTACTTCTTCGTCAGTCAGGGTGCGACTAATATTAACACTTCTTGGCTTGTTAGTGCACCATCAGGAACGATCACTTTTGGTACTAGCAACATCCAATTCGCACAGTTCAGCAGTATTCAATCATATACTGCTGGAACAGGCTTAACACTATCTGGTACTCAGTTTAGTATCACTAGCACAGCAGTGGCTGCTGGTTCTTATGGTAATGGTGATAGTGTTGCAACCTTCACTGTTAACTCTCAGGGCCAGTTGACAGCAGCAGCAAACGCAGTGATTCAAGCTAATGCTGCTAACTTGTCAGGTACTGTCCTCAAGTCAACAGTTGTCACTTCAAGCTTGACAAGCGTTGGTACTCTCGGCACACTAAGCGTGACTGGTAACGCTAACGTTGGTAACTTAGGCTTCGGTACAGGACAGCTAACTGGTTCTGGTAACATCACTGGTGGTAATATCATCGGTATCATCGCAGCTGGAAGCAATGCAATCACTACTACTGGTAACATCACTGGTGGTAATATCATCGGTATCATCGCAGCTGGAAGCAATGCAATCACAACAACTGGTAATGCTAACGTTGGTAATCTAGGCTTCGGTACAGGACAGCTAACTGGTTCTGGTAACATCACTGGTGGCAATATCATCGGTATCATCGCAGCTGGCTCTAACACAATCACAACTACTGGTAACATCTCAGGTGGTAATATCATCGGTATTATCGCTGCTGGTTCTAACACAATCACAACAACTGGTAATGCTAACGTTGGTAATCTAGGCTTCGGTACAGGACAGCTAACTGGTTCTGGTAACGTCACTGCTGGCTTCTTTATTGGTAACGGTTCACAGTTGACTGGTATTACTGCTTCTCAGGTATCTGGTATCGCAAACGGTACATCAAACGTCAACATCAACGCATCAGGTGGAAATGTAACTACCTCAGTCGGTGGTACTTCTAACGTACTCATTGTGACTTCTACTGGTGCTAATATCGCTGGTACATTGAATACTGGTAGCGGCAACATCACAACAACTGGTAACCTATCAGCAGGTAACATCGTTGGTGCTACAATTGTTAACTCAACTGGTAACATCACGACTACTGGAAACATCGTCGGTGGTAACATCGTTGGTGCTACAATTGTTAACTCAACTGGTAATATCACGACTACTGGAAACATCGTCAGTGGTAACATCGTTGGTGCTACTATCATCAACTCGTCTGGTAACATCACAACAACTGCTAACCTCGCAGTTGGCAATCTTGTAAGCGGTAACATCGTTGGTGCTACCCTCGTCAATACGACTGCTAATATTACAACTACAGGTAACCTATCAGTAGGTAACATCGTTGGTGCTACAATTGTTAACTCTACGGGTGCTATCACTACTACTGGTAACTTGACTGCTGGTAACATCGTTGGTGCTACAATTGTTAACTCAACTGGTAACATCACAACTACAGGTAACTTAGTAGCCGGTAACATCGTCGGTGCTACTATCATCAACTCTACAGGTAATGGTACATTCGGTAACGTAGCTGCTGCAAATGTTAATTCAAACTATTCATCATTAGCTAATGGTGTGGTATCAAGTCGTGGAAACGTCTCGGTAACATCAACTGCAACTCTCATTGATTCGTTCGCATCATCGTTGTTCAGTGTATCTAAGTATGTTATCATGGCAAAGGCAACTGGTGCAAACACAGGTTGGCAAGCGTCTGAAGTATTATTAGTACAAGACACCGTAACGGCATATATAACAATATATGCTAGCCTTGTATCTAATGCGTCTCCTAATGCTGATGTCATTGATATTACAGCTAACATCAATGCAGGTACAGTTTCATTGTATGCAGCGGCAAATACGACATTTGGTGCAACTGCCCAAGTTAATGTGATTCCGATGTACTTGAAACCATAACATAATATATAATAACATGAGTTAAACAGGGATAATGGAACTGTGACGACAACGAACTTTGTAGTAAAAAACGGTATTACCGTTGGAAATGCCAGTATAACAGCATCCAGTGGTAATGCTAACGTTGGTAATCTCGGATTCGGCACCGGCCAGATCACTGGTACCGGTAATATTACTGGTGGTAACTTAATCGGGGTTCATGCAAATGGCACTTCAAACGTCAGTATTCCTGTATCAAGCGGCAACATTCAAGTAAGTGTTGCCGGTACTCCTAATGTTATAACTTTCACTAATAACAATGCATACCGTGGATCATACGATCTAATGGGTATGGTATATCAATCAAACACTGCTCCAACCAATCCGCAAGCAGGAGACCAATGGTATAACACATACAATGGTATACTGTTTGAATATCTAAATGACGGTACGACTAGTCAGTGGGTAGATGTCGGGAGTCTACCATATCCAAACATAAACACGATAATATCCGGTGCATATGTTTTTACTCAGTCTACTCCGGCAACAACATGGGTCGTAACTCACAATCTAGGTGTTCAGTATGTTAACGTTCAAGTAATTGATTCTACTGGCAATAGCTATACAGGTAGATATAATTATCCTACCATCACCTTCAACAATACTACTGCACTAACTATCACATTTGATAGCTCAGTATCTGGTTATGCTGCGGTAACCTCTGGTGGTGGCCAAACAGGGCCTGCCGGACCGTCTGGTGGATCCAACACTCAGGTAATATTTAATGATTCAGGTAATGCTAATGGCAGTGCGGCATTTACTTTTAATAAAACATCAAACCTTGTTACAATATCAGGAAACGTAACTGCCAACTATTTTACAGGTAATGGTTCTGCTCTGTCATCAATTACAGGTGCTAACGTTACCGGTACAGTATCAAGTGCAACAGCAGCGACTAATGCGTCGGCTCTACTACAAAACACATCAACGTCAACGACTGTCTACCCAACGTTTACTACTTCAAGTGCTAATGGCAACTCAAGTGCTGTTATCAACACTAGCATTAATGCTAACTTAGGCAACGCCTCTATCACTGCTACAACTTTCGTTGGTGCACTAAGCGGTGCTGCGACTACTGCCGGTACTGTCACTACTAACGCCCAACCAAACATCACTTCAGTTGGTACGCTGTCGTCTCTATCTGTAACCGGTAATACTACATCAAATAACTTCATCGCAAGCAATGTTAACCTAGTCACCGCAAACTCAATAACAATAACTCCTGGTACTGCTGTCGTATATGCAAATCAGCAAGGTGGAAGAACATACCTCGGTTATGATATGAATACATATCCAAGTTTGTATGAATCACGATTCGTAAACTTTGCAAACAGTACTAACATACCTACAGGCGCTACAGGACTTGGTTATTGGTTCGGCATGGGCGCCGGCGATACTACTATTAGGGGATTTGACTTATTAGGGACTTCTGGAAATGCTATATTCTTTAGGGCCCATGATAACGGAAACACTGCATGGGTTCAGTTAGTAAGCAACGTAAGCGGCACAGCAGTCAGTGCAACTACGGCCGGAACTGTCACTACTAATGCCCAACCAAACATCACTTCAGTTGGTACACTGTCATCTCTATCTGTAACTGGTAACATCTCGGGTGGTAACATTATCGGTATCATCGCCGCCGGCGCAAATGCTATCACTACTACTGGTAACATCTCGGGTGGTAACATTGTCGGTATCATCGCTGCTGGAAGCAATACAATCACAACAACTGGTAACGCTAACGTAGGTAACTTAGGTTTCGGTACCGGGGTCATCACTGGCACTGGCAACATTACTACTGGTAATATTATCGGAACACATGTCGGACCATTAGCAAATGGTACATCAAGTGTGAACATTCCCGCAATCAACGGCAATATCAATCTAGCTGCTGCTGGTAATACGACACTCGTGATCACCGGTACTGGTGCTAACATCACAGGTACGTTGAATACTGGTACCGGGAACATCACGACAACCGGTAACATCTCGGGTGGTAACATTATCGGTATCATCGCTGCTGGAAGCAATACAATCACAACAACTGGTAATGCTAACGTTGGTAACTTGGGCTTCGGATCAGGGGTCGTCACCGGCACAGGTAATATCACGACAACTGCTAACATCTCGGGTGGTAACATTATCGGTATCATCGCTGCCGGCGCAAATGCTATCACTACTACTGGTAACGCTAACGTAGGTAACTTAGGTTTCGGTACCGGGGTCATCACTGGCACTGGCAACATTACTGCCGGTAATCTTAGCGGAACACTAGTAACCGGAACATTGACTACTGCGGCACAGCCAAATGTCACATCAGTCGGCACACTAACTGGCCTGACACTTAGTGGTAACATTAACATGGGCACCAAGAACATCACAAGTCTTGCGGAACCGGTTGCATCTGCTGATGCTGCCACAAAGAACTACGTTGATACTGTTGCTCAAGGACTTGATCCTAAAGTATCAGTAGTGTATGCTTCAACAACAACATTGTTTGGTAATGGTGGTACCGGATATACTTACAATAACGGAACAAGTGGTGTTGGTGCAACATTAACTAATAGCGGTACAACTGCTGCACTTAGTATTGATGGCTCCACTCCAACAGTCGGTGATCGTGTTCTTATTAAGAATGAAGTCGGCGCGTTTGTAAACAATACAACCCAGTCTGCTGCATTCAACGGTATCTACACTGTAACAACGGTTGGTACCGCATCTGTCGCTTGGGTATTGACTCGTTCTACTGACTTTGATGCAGGCACTGAGATGGCAGGTGCATTTACGTTCGTTGAAACTGGAACTAACAATGCTGACACTGGCTGGGTATGTATAACAAATAATCCAATCACTGTAGGAACAACCCAGATACTTTGGACTCAGTTCTCTGGTGCCGGTACATATTCAGCAGGTACTGGTTTAACACTCACCGGAACAACATTTAGTGTTAATGCAAGTCAGACGCAAATTACATCTGTCGGTACGTTGACCGGACTCACCGTAGGTAATGCAACTGCCAATGCGGTGTTTGGCAATGGCACGATCACTTTAAACAACGGACTGATTACCGGTAATGGTAATGGCTTGTCTTCACTACAAGCTGCAAACGTGACTGGAACATTACCCACAGCAGTCACAAATGCGATATCAAATGTTGGCACCATTACTGTCGGTACTTGGAATTCAACATTTACTGCTGGTCTTAATGCAAATACTCTTGCAAATATTCAAGGTGCTAACGTTTCAGGTGCAGTAGCAAGTGCTACAGCAGCAACGAATGCTAGTGCATTACTACAGAACACAAGCACTGCAACCACAGTTTACCCGACATTCACTACAAGTAGTGCTAATGGTAACTCAAGTGCAGTAATCAACACCGGTATCAGTGCGAACTTAGGTAACTCCTCTATTACAGCAACAACGTTTGTTGGTGCATTGAGCGGAGCGGCAACAAGTGCAACTACAGCAGGAACTGTAACAACAGCAGCACAACCTAATATCACATCAGTTGGTACATTAAGTTCGCTGGCAGTAACAGGCAACGTAACAGCAGGGAATGCTAATGTAACAGGACAGTTGATATCAACTGTAACAACCGGCACTGCTCCTCTTGTGGTTACATCAACTACTCAGGTAGCAAACTTAAATGTTGCAACCGCCGGTACTGCAACAAGTGCAACCACTGCCGGTACTGTCACTACTAACGCCCAACCAAACATCACTTCAGTTGGTACGCTGTCATCTCTATCTGTAACTGGTAACATCACCGGCGGTAACTTACTTGGTCCTCATGCGAATGGTACATCAAGTGTCAACATTCCCGCAATCAACGGCAATATCAACCTAGCTGCTGCTGG